ACTCCCTTAACGGCTTAGGTGGCATTGTAATCCTCCTTCAGTGTCAAACACTTATTGGTTCAGCTCTTCATTTGCTTGCTCGACTAAAGGCTGCATAAGTAGGCCAATACGCTCCTTTAAATTGAAATACTCAGTCAAAAGGCGCTCGGCTTTCTTTAGCCTCTTGGCTTTCGCATATTGGTTCTTTACACCTCTAATACGCTTCTGGAGGACTCTAATTTGTGGGGTAGTCACAGAAAACACGGCCCTATGCTGGCAGGCGGGGCATTGAATATACCCAATTTCAACGCCATTCTCCCTTTTCTCCTCCCGCAATAAAACCCCGTGAACCTCGCCGCAATACTCGCATTTTGATTCCATCCAGATCATCTCCTAAAATAAAAAAAGCCCTCCCGTTTGGGAAAGCTCCTGTTTTTTATATAAGCATTATATAAGAGTCAGACAGACTGATTAATTGCAAGGTTTCAAAGGTTCTTTGCATATCATCCCTCCAAATAAAAAAAGACTCCCGATATATTTTCAGGAGGACTTACAAATATCAATCTTCTTTTCTTAATTTTGGCTGTTCTTTTCAATTTGTTGTAATTGCTTTTTAACTTCTTCGTCATTCAACATATCAAACAATTCCTGATATTTTTTTTCCGCTAAATCTACATAAGTATTCCCTTGTTTATCTGCTCGCCTCATCGAATATTTTATTTTTAGAAACTTAATAAGATTTAAAAACTTATTAATCGGTTGTACAGGTTTATCAAAAGTTTTAAGGTGTTCATTTTTTTTATATTTCAACTTTACATAATAATACCCTCCGGTGAAGTCTTGTGAGACAACAAAACCCGTAAACTGATCCCTCCTTATATTTTTATCTTCGGGATTTAGAGTAATTCTAAGTATTCTCTCTTCATTTTCTGAGATTGTAACCTCAGGTTTTGATTTAAAACTTGTTTTTTTTAATATACCTTTTTTATATTCGAGAATTAGAAAGGTCTTTACAGCTATACCTTTTCCATAATTCTTAATATTACATTCAATTTCTGGTGCCTTTTGTCTTGATTGACGAAAAGTTGTTTTTTCCACTACAATTCTTGGCGTGTTCGTCGCAAGATACGTTTTTCTTGCAAATAACACCGTGAAAAATGATAGTAAAACTAAAGCATAGTCTTTAAAGTTATTTTTAATAAAATTTATAAGCTCACATAAAATAGTTGCTAACAAAATAAGTCTCCTTTCTTTTTTTTAAAAAACACCTTTTTATTATTAAAGAAACAAAAAAGAAAAGGAATGCTTTGCGAAATTTGTCGAACGATTGTCTTTGGCAGTTTCAACACTAACTTATATTCTTTCTAAACCGGGCCCACACTCAGAGGCACCCTGTGCCGCCAATCGTCTATTCTGAGATTCACTGGACCCGGTTTACAGAGAATATAATAAAAAGCGCCTTCAAATAGGAAAGCGCGTACGTCTAATAACTTTTTTTATTTTGTCGTTCCTCTACCAAATTGCTTGATAACAATCCTATACTTTTCGCTTTATCAGTATATATTTTTGCAACTTTTTTATCTGATAATAGTTTACCTTTTTTTATTTCGATTTTTATTCGCTTCCATTCAGCTTTCAAAATCACTTGTTGAATTAAATTTAAATCTTCAATTAACATTTTATATTTCTTAGCACTATAATCACCATTTAATAATTCAATAATCTCTGTTAATTTTTCAGTTAATCCTTTAGAAAACTCTTCGTTGGGATTTAACAAGAGCTTAATGCGATTACATAAAGCAATTAATTCATAATGTTTTTCTATAAAATCAAAATCAGTTTTCACACCTCTTTTCTTAGTATTTAAATTGAAAGAGTACTCATAAGCCAACTTATTGAAATCCACAAAATGATCCCTTAGTTTGTTTACCCACAGAATTCTTTGTGTACTTATTGTATTGTTTAGAGCAGCCTTTCTAGCTACTGTCCAGGTAATCACCGCGGTAATTACTGCAGTAACTAATGGTATCCAGACGGAAAAAGAATTATTTGTAGTTGTACTCGTTGTTTTTTCAGCAAGTTCTATACAACTAATGATATGCAAATTTACCACGCTCCTTAATTGAATTATCTATTAAAGAGAGTGACAAAGAAACAATTTGCGAAATTTGTCGAACGATTCCTCCTTACGCTAAACGCTTACTAAAATTGCGTCTCACACATACTCCGGGAGGAAGCCAAGCATTGTAAGACGCATGTCCAAAAAACATACTGCTTACAATCTCCCGATACCAAAGTCGCAAGACTAGCGCGATCCGGCTCAGAATGTTCCTCCCGTTTGGCTTCATTCTTCATCGCCTTAATTTGAGTATCCGAATTCACCTTGATAAGGGAATGGCGCGTCTCCCGTTATTTCTTGATAAGTAAATCTTATCGATAAATTACACATAAAAATTCCCCCTCTTTGTCCCCCCGATTATCGGAAAAATGTCGGGATTTTATCAGCTTTAGCTCGTAACAAAAATTAAAAGCACCCTATTTCTTAGAGTGCTTGAGTTAAATCAAGATTTCTTATTTTGTCATTATCCTTAGACCGCTTAAATCTTCTAAATCAAAAATTTGTATGTAATCCTTCAGATTATCAATATGAATTTTCATACTTTCTTTTTTTACTGGTCGATCTGTGATAATCCTATATTCTCTTTGATTTTGATACGATTTACGTTTGTAAAAAAATGACGCAATCATGTTTCGTTCAAACACTTCTTCTGTCAGAGGCGTTTCATTGTCAGGATCAAAATAATTAACTGTCCCATGATAAATGCCTAGGCCCATTTCTTTAGCACTCTTATCTAAATGATGGAAAAATGCTTTTTCATTGTGAATAAGAATAGCTTTCCGACCTTCAAAGTCTTTTCTTAATCCCTCAATAACATCTTCTTTAATATTATAAATTTTATCTTCTTTTAAGATGAAATCGCTGTCAAGTTCTAATTGGACAAAACAAGATAATTGAAAATCTTGAGCCGCATCATAACGTTGTGTCATAAACCCTTTACTCACTTTTAATGGAACAAACTTCCCACCGATTTTTATTGCTACACTTTCATTTTTAGGATCATAATGTCTAAAATGAGATCCCTCATATCTATCACCAATTACTTTATCACCAGAATTTTTTTCTAATTCGATAAAATAGCCGGTTCTTCTAAAAAATACATTACCGTTTAAGAAATCAGATAAAAATTGTGGTTCAATAAACTTAAAAAGAATTCTTCTCAATTAAACATCCCCCCTTTTTGTTTACATACATTCACATTATAACACTATTTTACTATTTGAGAATTAAAAGCAGCCCTCAGATAATTCCGAGAGCTGTCGCTATGCGGTTTATTGCCCGTTGCTTTATTTCATAATAGGTATCCTTTTTCATCCCGAGTTCCATATAAATATTAATGTCTTTCACCCTGGCAGCCGTCAGGTATTTCTTTTCGATAATCAAACGTTCTTCATCGTCCAAGCTGTTTTTTAAAGCCCGTTCCATCTGCTTGACCTTGAGCTCGTTCACTGTATAGGAATCCCGGAGGGAAGGGAAAATGTTAACACCGGCAGATGAACATTCTTTTTTATTCTCTAATTGGACTTTGAGCGCGCGGTAATTTTTCAGTTCTTTGGCGACTATTTTTCGAACGGCTTTTTCATCCACATCATCGAGAAATGATAGCTGTTCTTTTGACATCCTTTCCCTCCATTCGTTCATTTTTCTTTTTCCCATTCTTGGATCCGTCTTTCTGCAATCTCCATCCAGATGAATGGAGCAATAAGAATGACGATTCCTATAATTAGATATATCATGATTACCTCCACATTAGTTCTGTTCCATCGTTTTCTTTTTTTAAGTTTTATCTTCCATAAGTTTCTTTCCGATTCCATCATTTTCTGCACAACACTCTTCCCCAACTCGTTAAATTCCAGTATTATAAAATATGGTTATTAAAGGAGGATTTGAAAATGAATACTGATAATGTTATTTTGCGTGTACACAATCTGATTGAACAAGCATATAAAGAAGCTGGTGGTTCCTCTTTAGCCTCTTATAGAGAAACTTGGGCAAATGTATTTGAAGTAGATGAAAATGATACAGCTTCATTATTATCTTCACTTTCATTACTTTTTGAATCGTTGAGAACAATCAGATCAATTATTGAATCTCATCCAAGTTTGAACGATGAAAAAAATATGGAATTTTTAAATCAAATTGAATTAGGGGTTTATCATGTTAATTTAAAAGATGGAAAAATGGGCGAGTTTTATAAATATATAAAAACCGAGACGCTTACAGCATTCTATTATATTGGTAAAACTCTATCTCTACTTAATGAGTTTTCGGCAAATGAACTTGACTCTGAAGAAATCAATTCCCTCATTTCAGAAATTGAAGAGTTAACGCATAATTTTAGTATTTCTACTCTCCCTGATAAGCTCAAACTTATTGCAATAAACAAATTAAATTTAATTAGAGAAGCTTTAACACAATATGCAATTACCGGATCAGAAGCTATTGAAGCAGCTCTTGAACAAACAGCTGGTTCTATATTATTAAATCCTGATACTTTCCTAACTGAATCAAATTCACAGGAAGTTAACCGTTTCTTCAAAATAATGGACAGAGTGGCCAAATTGTTAGGTCTCGGAAATTCAGCGGCTCAACTCATTGAACATATAACTAAATTTTTACCCCCAGTTAAGTAAGAAGCAAATTGAGCTTCTTACTTCTTTTTCATTTCACCCTCTGTAGCCGTTGCTCTCTATTCACATCATCGAAGTTCATTTGATAGTCAGCCTCTCGGACGGCAGCAGCAAATGATTCAATCCCTTTTTCCCAAAGGCCATGACGCTCAATGATTTCTGAAAACTCTTCAACATCATGCTCGCGGATCCCCCAACTGTCAGGATCTTCTGTGGGCCCGTACATAGTAACCCATTTGCTTGAATCATTCGGATCCGGTTCCTCCCATTCCGCGCGGGTAAAATGACAAAGCTCATGATCGACCAGGGCGGCGCGCTGCTCTCGGTTCATCGTCTTCCAGGCTTCTTTATTGATGAATACAAAAAGCATGTAATCAGTCATATGGCGCTCAAAGGCCGTGCATTTTTTCGCCTTCCCAACCCATTTACTGTTACCTTCCCGAATGTAAAAACCGATGTGTTCCTTTGCATCTTTTAAATGTGGGTGGTGCTCATCGATTAAACATTCGGCCAGCTGCCGCACCTCTTGTGATTCTTCAAAACCTACAAATGCCATGATCATTTTCCCCTCTCAATTAATTTCTTTTTGAATATTTCGTCTAATTCAGTCAATGAAAGTTCGTACAGCTGCCGGCCGTCAGGCGTTTTAAAAAATCCCATTTTAAGTAGCCGCGCTTTAAGCTCGTCCTTTTTCCTTTCATAATAAAGGGCCTTCATTAAGTCATTCACAACAGGCCCCCCTTTAACAGCTCCCGGGCCATATAATGAAAATGGTGATAGATATAGTTTCCGGTCGCGCTTGGATTAATAAAAACGGTTGAGAAATTGTAACGGACTTCAAACGTTTTTAAGCTGCCAAGCAGAGACTGCGGCTTATATTGTGAGCGATATTTTCCGTTCAATATTTTTTGGTAGCCTTCCAGATCCTCCACAAGAAGAGTGAAAGGGTGTTTGGCTGCACGAATCAATTCATTTTCAAACCGGGAACGGTCCTTAATGGATTGAACCAGCTCATCAACTCCATTTTTCCGTTCGATAGCAGCGTTCAAATACATGTCCCGGCTGATCCCGTATTCCTCATTTTTCGGGATCATGACGGAATAGTCGCCCGTCTTCATCCCTTTGAATTTAATGGATACATTCTTTTTGCGGAGATAGTCAAGAACATGCTGGTTCTTCTGCTCTCTCGTATCCACAATAATGATCATGCTGTCGAGAATATTTTTCATTTCAGTATCCGAATAGTTATAGTGAATAATCGTCATGCTTTCTTCCCCTTAAAGTACGACATGGCCCTTTCATAGATTTCTAAAGAGAGCTTGTCCGTTTCTTCATCCTCAAAATTCGCAACGGAGCTGTTCAGATCTCTCCAGCCGTTCTCCCAAAATAGAACGAGCAATCTCGCGGCTTTGGTTGCCGCATCCCAATCATGATTGAACCAGTCGTCTATTTTTGGATTCATTTTTTGATCGATTCCCATAAAATAATTGATGATTTTATCAATGGTCTGATTGACTTTATGAGCCTGCTCTGTGTATTCACCTTTTAAATACTGGATGATCCGTTTTTTATGTGACTGAACAAATTCCACAAGTTCTGGATAGACTTTCTCAGGATTCTCAATAAAAAGATTGTTTCCATCCAGGACTAAAGGTGATCCCAAAAAGGCAAGGTCATCACAAATTTGTTTTGGGTGCAAAATTATCACCTCTTTTAAAAAGGGGTTACTAAAGGGTTATCGAACTTCAATTTCAGTAACCCTTTAAAAACTCAGTCATATCAAGGGTTTAAACCTCTTTTGGGTTACTGGGTTATCAAAGGTTACCTGTTTTTCTATTAAAGTCTATATACTTATATATATATTTATTTTTTATTTATTTTTTTCATGAGAACGGAACATAGAATTTAAGTAACCCTTAGTAACCCCTAAATAATGTAAAACCTCACAAACCCTTATATATCAATGGTTAAAGCTTCTTTCTATTGATAGAAGCGACCTTATTTGGGTTACTTTTTGAAGGAAATTCAGTAACCCTTTCAGTAACCCGTCCATCATTATTCTGCAAAAAACTTCCCCCGGCATATTGATTTAATGTCATCCCATGAATAAATGTTTTGTTTTTTGCACCTTTTACTTTTTTAAAGCCTCGAATTTCTAATTGACGATAAAAGGCGCGATTTTTCAACTCAACATCATCATTTTCATAACACCAATCTTTGTATTCCTTATAAAGTTCCTTTGCTTCGATTTTTGCAGCCGGATGAGTGACACACTTTTCAGCAAGAAAAGGGGCGAGAATGTCCATATCCTCCCGGTAGCCTTCCGTTGCCTTCCTGATCGCTTCCGGTTCTCCCAGGCCTTCCTTCTGCCACTTCAAGCAGCCCTCAATAGCCCACCGCAGGATCCCTGACATTTCCGCAGCCAGTTTCTGCGGCAGCTTCTTGTCTACTTTTTCTTTTGGAATCGTGACAGTAAACGGGACCAGCCGGATCCGGCGCCAAATACCTTCATCGCTGCCTTTAACGATCGGTTTATGGTTTGTGGTAAAGAAGACTTTAAATTCCGGTGTAAACTCAAAGTATTCCTGGCGCAGAAAACGCGCTGACATCTTTTCGCCGCCGGTGATCTGCTTCACCAACGATTCAGACAGCTGCTGTCCCTCTTCACTCTCGACAGCCGACACAAACCGGGCGCCGTCCAACCTGGCAATGTCATTGTTTATGGCGCTGTCATTTTTCTTCTTTATGAAGGTGTCGCTGTTTGTCTGCCGCCCATAGTCCCCGAACAGGTGCTGAACAGTATTGATAAAGGTTGATTTACCATTCCGACCGTTTCCAAATAGAAAGAACATGACCTGTTCTGTGGTGTCCCCGGTCAGCGAATAGCCAATTGCCTTCTGCATGAAATCAATAATTTCATAGTTTGGCGCGCCCTGGTCATCTATAAAAATACTTTCCAAGAAAGCTTTCCAGTTCGGACAGTCGGCGTCCGGTTGATAAGAGACAGGAGATATTTTTGTAAAAAGCAGATCCCGATCATGCGGCAGAAGTTCGCCTGTTTTCAGATCAATCACACCGTTATCGCAATTGAAAAGATATTTGTGGGAATCCAGTTCCTGCTTCCTCACTGAAACCATTGGCCTTACATCTAAAATGGTATTCATCCGTATATTGCGGCGCTCACATTTCTTCGCCCAATCATTGAGCTGTTTTTTTCGGAATTTGTCTTCTGTGGCCTTGGCCTCGCCGTATAGTGCCCGTAATGTTTTCGCGGTGATGGCTTCAATTTTCCGTTTGCTGTCTTCTTCCCATCGCTTGCCGTTCCAGATCAGCCAGTCAAGCTCGTTACAGTATCGGATATTCTTTCCGTGGTAGTAGACAATTCGTTCAGCGTTACCAAGCTCCGTTAAATGAAAGACCGGCGGGGTGTCAATGATCTCTTCGGTATCCTCAACTTGAGAATTAGAATTATCGGAATGAGAAATGTACACCTCATACGGCTGTTCCTGCTGCTCTTCCAGCAAATCAGAAATTGTGGTATGAGTAGAATAAACGGCCGCGGCAATGGTCATGTCTCCATATGTAGCGCCGTCAGATGAATGCTGTCGATCCCATTTCTCCCGAAACAACCCCGATTCCCGAAACATCGAATCCATTTTTGCGGGATCCTTATCCGTCCAGAATGCCAAGTGATTACATAAAGCCATATCTGTGGCAGAGTGATCATCATTTATCAGATGACCGTTAAACAGATCCTGAATGCTCTTCCCGTTCTTGCTGTTGAACATCCTTTCCCATATCTCCTTATTGGAGAGATTGCTCTTATCATGGGATGAAGCAGCAGAAGGGTTGGAAGGTTTCGATTCTTCTTTTTTGTCCTTCAAATATTTTTCGAACAGCTCTTTGAGCTCGTCTGTTCGTTCTTCAACGGCCCCGATCCCGAGACTATTACCGGTAAAGGTGAAATAGCGGCCGTGGCGGTATACTTCCAGCCCGAGTTCCGGATTTTTTCTTCCTGTGCCCGGCCCGCGCAATGGGATCTTACCTTTTGTGATGATGTGGACTCCTTTGCCGCTGGGTGAATATTCGGTGTAACTGCTAATCGCCTGAACGATTTCCTCAGCGAACGGGGACAAGACACCGTCCTCCACACAATGATCTATGTCTATGCCGATGAACGGATCATCTTTTGAAAACATGAAGCCGATCCCGTCATAATCTCGATCGTTATAAAATTTCAAAACGGTCGGGAATGTCGACCAGGTTCTTTTATTACTGGATTGAGCCATGCTGCCGTCAATCTGGTACGGCACTTTTGTTTTCTTACCGTCACGTTCTTCGGAACGCCATAAAATCCACTGAGGGGCGTTTTTTAGCTCTTGCGGTATGTTCTTAAATTCGTACATGTGATAACTCCCCTTTAAAAACGAGGGAGCTATACACTCCCTCAAATGTGTTTTTTATGATCAAAACGGTACATCATCATCACTGATGTTAACTGGATCTGCTTCGGGTGCCGGCGCCTCAGAAGGCTTAAATGCTTTGACTTCCGGATATTTTTTGCCGTTGTGCTCTCGTTCTCCGACAACCAGGCGAACCGGTTTATTCAGGAAAGCATTGGCCCATTCGATATGATCTTTAAATTTCATTCCGTTTGGAAAACCTGCGGCCTTTGACGCTTGATGAAATCTCCACATTGCATTGTCAGTAACCGTGAAGTTATCGTATAGGATCTTTTGGCCCTGACATGGCTGTTCAACGTCAGAACGAATTTCATAGTCTACGACAAGGCGCTTATTTCCGGATGTAGCTGCTGTCTTCTCCTCAAAATTGATAACTGTTGCCTCATATTCTCCTGGTTTAATAGGTTCAAAAGCTTCACCTTTGCTGTGGTCTACTGTAAACATTATTTTTCCTCCTTAGTCTTTAAAGCTTGTAATCTATCAAGTGCGGCGGATGCCAGCTTAATAGTCCATTGATCAAGTTTTTTATTGGCTTTGATCTGAAATTCTTCAACCATCTGCGCGGCTGCTTCGTTACCGGAAACAATCGCTTTAATTTCCTCAATCAAACGGATCCGCTCAGCTTCTTCCTCTGCCTTCACGTCAATGCCGAGCTCAAGCCATTGGTAAAGCTTGCGGCCGACTTCTGGATTGAGTTTAAAAGAAGAACCTTCAAACATGCGTGTATTGTCTTTGGATGTTTCCGCCATATGATCAATACTGATATTGAAATTGAGCATGAACTCGTATTCCATTTCGTCTTTCTGTACCGGTTTGGTCCCGACTTTTCGCGGTGCCATCTTTCCGTTTTCATCCGGTTCGACTACATACTCCGTTTTTGTTCTCAATGTCGCCAAGATGTGGACATCGTTTTGCGTTAAGGTCTTAATCAATTTGGTTGTTTCAGGCGCAAGTTTACCCCAATTTTGAAATGAGTTGCCGGACATGCTCCCGTGTTTTTCTACTATCCCGCCTTCCCCTTGCCAGTTGTGGGAAAGCGAATCGATCACGACCACCTCAGCCCCGGCGTTCTTGATAGCCTCCACAGCCATTTGATAGCGTTCTGTTGTGTAAGGCGGCGTAAAATCAATATGTTTAAAACTACCGATCCGCACGTCATCAAATTGCAGGTTTGCATACAGTTTGGCGCGGCGGTGCTCAGTATCCACAACACCAATCTTTGACCAGACTTCCTCATCGCTGGCTTCCGGGTATGCTTCCCGCATCATTCCGTAAGCGACAAGCAGGGCACCGGCAGTCTTTCCGGATCCACTCGGCCCGATAAAGCCGACAATAGCCTTTTCTTTTTCACGCTGTGCGTTTGTGACTTGAAACATCTATCACACCTCCACTTTGAAGCTTGTGGAGGCAGGTTCTATTTCTACCCCCGGAACAGCTTGTCCATTTTCATCAACGACAACCTTTTTGCCGTCCACCTCTTTGATAGACAGAGATTTTTTAAAGTCGCCCCATTTGACATCTTCTTTGATAAATTCAGTGAGTTCAGCCTCTTTGACATGCTTGAGAAGCTGGTCCTTATCGGCTGGTTTCGGCTGCTCTTTAATCGCGCGGCTTTTTGATTTGCCGTAAGGTGTGGAAAGTGTTTTTGCTTTTGGATCCTGCTCGAGCTGCTTTGAGTGATAAACGCTGACCAGGTTTTCAAAGAAGTCCAGATTGTCCGCGACAGGTTTTAGCTCCTGGGTTTCCCATTCATCGATGCGCTGCCTTTCCGTTGCCGCCAGGGCCTTGATTTCTTTTTCCTGTGTCTTTAAAGCAGCAATTTTCCGGAACGCCCAATTTAGACTATTCATGTCCGTGATCTCAAACTGTGGACGGCTCTCCTGCTGCAGGCTATTATTTGAAATCTCGTTTAGTTCAAACGCCTGTAAAGGATTCATGTATTTTGCCTCCTAATTGATTTTGTAATAGACTCCATTTAAAATGAGGTTGTTAAGTATTGTTTTTAGTCGCCTTTGCCGAGGCGGCTTTTTTGTTCATAAGCTGACGGATAAAAAGCAACAACTTGAATTTCCCTATTAATTTCAGTTGTGTACCAAAAGCTATTATCGTAGGAACGCTGATTAATTTTTGTGTTCAATTTTTCAGCTGCATCCTGCACTTTTTGAAGAGCTGTCTCTTCATTCTTACAGTGATAGTCAATGCCAATCCGCCCGTCATTTTTTAATGCACTTTCAACAAGTTGCAATACTGCATCAATCTGTTGTGGATCCATTTTCACCCTCTCTTTCTGCATCATTCTCGTCCTTCAAATTTTCCAAAGGATAACCGTAACGGTTAATCTCAGTGATCATTGGGTGCTCGATATTCATTGATACACTTTCCTCACAGTTGAAACATTAATCCCTCTGCTTGCGAGATTGGACACTATTTCACGGAGCTGGACGACTTGTTCTGGATGTTCCATCCGTTGAAGGTCCTTGCAATTTGAAATGATTGTCGCCGAAATTTCTACACATCCTTCAAAATCATGTTCCTCGATCGCGGCAGGCAATTCCGAAATAAGATCTCGCGTTGAAATGAACAGCCTTTCCGCTTTTTCGCGATCAGCTTTTAGAAAATGATTTAGGTTCATGCTTGAGTATCCTCCGTTTCTTTAATTGTTTGGATATCTCTCTCACTAAGTAGAGTTACATATTGAAAGCTATACTGTTTGATTTTCTTATCAGCAAACCTTGCCGCCTTAACTTTCCCTTTAGCAAGTAGCTTGCTTTTGAATTGAGCGAAAAAACAGGCAAGCTCAAGAGCTTTCAAAGCTGTCATGCTTATCACCTCCTTTCAAGCACCTTTTGTTTTTAAGGTTTCTTTTTCCATTGCCTTTTCTTGTTGCTCCTTGGCTAGGATTCTTGGAATGCTTGTACGCATAAAAAATTCAGCCATTCTTCTTTTTGTTGATTCTGATAAAGGTTTCATCTAACCGACCCCTGCTGTTCTTTTGTCTTGTATTTCCGTCATTTTCAACAAATTTAAATCAAGATCAATACAAATAGCTAATGATGTAAGAGTTGAAGCGCCGGGAATATATCTCCCATTTTCAATGTCCGAAATATAACTTCTTGATAAGCCCGTTTGTTCAGCCAATTCAAGCTGTGTTAATTTCTTCTTGCATCTTTGGTTTTTAATCAAAGCCCCTAAAAGTTTTCGATCAAACATTTACTCACCTCCTTTGTTGATAATTAGATTGTATTGCATTCACGTCATTTTGTAAAAATCCAAATTCCTTTAAAACTAAGCATTTTGTAGGAATTTCAAGAAATATACTTGTATTAACGTCATTTCACTCAATTTTACTCCATATTACTTGTATTTCCGTCATTAAACAACTTGTATCCCCGTCATTTCCAGTCTATAATTTATATATAAACGTCGGTATAACCGACACAGGAAGGAGGCTTTTACTTTGTCAGTAGGCCAAAGATTAAAGTATTGGAGAAAACAAAAAGGATATACACAAGCCCAATTAGCTGAAAAAGCAAACATGTCAAGGTCATATGTTGCAGACGTTGAACGTGATAGATATAACCCAAGTGTTGAAACCCTAAGCTCAATTGCTAAGGCTTTAAACATCCCTGTATCAAATCTTTTAGAAGATAATCAGCGCCTTGTTTCTGAATCTCCAGAAGAATATCGAACATCGGAGAAAGATGAGAAAGACATTGCAAAACGGATGGAGCAAATAAAGAAAGATTTAAAAAATGCAGAGGGACTAAGTTTTTCAGGCGAGCCGATGTCCGATGAAGCTATTGAATCCCTTTTAGAGGCTATGGAATATGCCGTCCGACAAACCCAACGAATTAACAAAAAATACATCCCTAAAAAACATAGAAATAGTGACGATGACTAAACATAGAAACCTTTTTAGGGGGGGCAATTACTGTGTGGATTAAAAGAAAAGTAAATGAACTTGTATGTAAGTATGGCTCAAATAACCCTTACGAACTTGCAGAGATGCTAAAAATACAGGTTATTCATCGAAATTTACATAAAGAGATAATGGGTTTTTATTTTTATGATCGTAGAAACAAATACATTTTTCTTAACTCAAATATGAACGAAATTCAAATGAATTTTGTTTGCGCGCACGAGGTAGGCCATGGAGTATTACATCCTAAAGCAAATACACCCTTTATGCGTGAAAAAACGCTTTTTTCGACTAATAAAATTGAAGCAGAGGCAAATATCTTCGCAGTCGAATTACTTATACCAGACAATTCACTCCATGAATATCGGAACATGAATTACTCTATATACGATATAGCTCGTATTCATGGAGTGCCTCCCGAGCTATGCAGTTTGAAAAAACTGTCCAATAAAGGGGGTGTTGAAAATGTGATCATGAAAAGAAAAATTTTTTAAGCTCGAAACCGAACGTATGTTTCTGGAGAGGTGGTTTTTATGACTGTAGGAATCTATATTAGGGTAAGCACAGAAGAACAAGCAAGAGAAGGATTTTCTATTTCAGCTCAACGAGAAAAACTGAAGGCATACTGCATATCACAAGATTGGCAAGACTATAAGTTTTATGTAGACGAGGGGAAATCAGCCAAAGACACGAATCGGCCTTACTTGAAATTAATGTTAGATCATATCCAACAAGGTTTAATTAATGTTGTTCTTGTTTATCGCCTTGATAGATTGACTCGCTCTGTAAAAGACCTTTATAAACTCCTTGATCTTTTTGATAAGAATAATTGTATCTTTAGATCAGCTACAGAAGTTTATGACACTGGCTCGGCGACCGGTCGTTTGTTTATAACACTTGTTGCTGCAATGGCCCAATGGGAACGTGAAAACCTGGGCGAGAGGGTTACGATGGGTCAAGTGGAAAAAGCTAGACAAGGACAGTATAGCGCCCCAGCTCCTTTTGGATTTAAAAAACAGGATGAAACATTAGTAAAGGACAAAAAACAAGGCTATATCCTAATGGATATGATTGACAAAGTTAAAAAAGGATGGTCCATAAGACAAATAGCTAAATATCTTGATCAATCATATTTGCCTATAAGAGGTTACAAGTGGCACATCGCAACAATATTATCTATTTTACACAACCCCGCTTTATATGGTGCTTTACGTTGGAAAGATGAGCTTAATGAAACAAGCCATGAAGGGTATTTGACAAAAGAAGAATTTGAGGAACTTCAAAATATATTATATTCTCGGCAAAATTTTAGAAAAAGACAGATAGAGTCTGCTCATATTTTTCAAATGAAATTAGTATGCCCTCAATGCGGAAACCGGCTTGGATGTGAGCGAAGTGTCTATTTCCGTAAAAAAGATCAGAAAAATGTAGAGTCGCTCCATTATCGCTGTCAATCATGCGCTTTAAATGAAAGACCAAGCATTTCAGTAAGTGAGAAAAAACTTGAGAAAGCACTACTTCTTTTTATGAAAAATGTGAAGTTTGATCTGGAGCCAGTAGTTAAAGAAGAAAAAAATGAAACAACAGAAATTCAAAACGCTATAGTTAAAATTGAAAGACAGAGAGAAAAATTCCAAAAGGCTTGGGCGTCAGACTTGATGACGGATGAAGAATTTACTGCAAGGATGTCCGAAACTAGAAAGGCCCATGAAAATTTCACAAAAAGACTCTCTGAAATTCAACGAGCAACCCCTTTACCTATCGATATCAAAAAGGCTAAAAAATTGGTAAATGAATTTAAAATTAACTGGGCTTATCTGAATACTGAAGAAAAAAGGGAATTTGTTCAATCCTTTATTGAAAAGATTGAATTCACGAAAAAAGATCAAAATCCCCACATTCTTAATGTCTCTTTTTATTAGGGTTTATATCAACTACACACATACGAAGTGCTCCTGAGACAGAAAGCGCATATCCCCCATTAAAAAATTGGCCGCATCTTCGGGAAAACGGATCACATAACGGTCTTTGCAGGCAAGGCTGTGAATGCGCCGGCCAAGTTCGAGCGCCGCCAAAATCTGCACGGCTTTGGCGCGGCCGATCCCGGAAATGCTTGAAAGCTCCTCAGCGGATGCTTCTTTTAACAAACGGAGGCCGTCAAACGTTTGAAGCAGCCGGCTTGAAAGCTGAAGAACCGATTCTTTTTTCGTCCCGGTTCTGAGCAGTATCGCGAGCAGTTCATGGTTTGACAAACTTTCGGCGCCTGTGTTGAGAAGGCGCTCCCGCGGCCTTTCTTCATCAGGAAAATCCTTTAATTTCAA